GGGGTCCAGGTGGAATTCATCCCACCGAAAACGAGTCGACGCCCTGGATCATCCGATCCAAGGGCCGAAACTCGGCCACCGTTGAGCCAGACCGTTATGTACTTTGTAGCCTTGCGGCCTAGGTACACAATGGAGATCTGGCTCACTCTCCGCCAGGGCAGATCCATTCACCATAGAGCGCAGATCATTTTCAACGATCTGATGCAGCGAATCGAATTCATCGTCAGGGATTTCTCCATAACGATTTATAAGATCACGCTGCTGCTCAAGGATCAGACGAACGACAACATCATCGATCGTTTCCCACCCTGGATCGTGAGCTTGAACTCGAGGGAACTCCAGATAATGGAGCACCTTGAGCAACGATCCGTGGTCGTCCAGACTTTCATTCCGATTTCTTGGGATGATAGCCTTATACTTCCAACGGTCGTAAAACTCGGGGTCGCGAGCGGGTGTAGCTTCATCCCAATCGCAAATGAGTCCTCCGTCTCCGTAACCTTCGGGTATTTGATACCCTCGGAACTTCGACGGGATAGACCCAACAACCCTGTCATAGACAGGGCGCCACCGAGCATCAAGCCCCCAAGCCATCCTGCTATAACGCCGGATAGCATTGGCAGCCCAGTACTTTCGGAGTACTGAATTTACGGGCTGTTTCACATAAAACGGAGAAACGTCAGTACCCGCAAAGTAGTGCTTACCGCACGACTCACGGAACGGACCACTTGAGAAAGTCTTCTTTCGGTTTAGCGTGAAGCCTAACCAATCGAGAACCTCCTCTAGGGCCGGCACTAGTTCAACGGCGATGATAATATCATCACCGAAGACAGTGCACCGACGGTCCATATCGCTAGTTGACAACAGATCAATTAACGCAGAGCTTAAGGCATAGAAAAACAATGTCTCAAGCTCAAACGTGTATCCGTTGCCCATTGACGATACCTTCCGGAGTAAATGTAGATCCCCAGAAGGAAGAACAACCTGAGGCGACCTCGTTAGCTCAACGAGATTGCTCCAGTCAGGAGGGAGAAGCTGACCCAGTAACTCAAGATGAATCGAGTCACTGGCGCTGCTAAGGTCGACAGTTGCTAGTCGACCGTTTGCACTTCCTTCCCGGGCTAATTCAGCGTTATACTGCTGAGCGTCCGGGCGAAGAAGTCCCCACCTGTTCAACCGACGTCGGATCACTTTACCGATCCCTTTCTGAAAATACATATTCAGATCGGGCTCGATACAGATCGTTCGGTCAGTTTTAGCGTTCTTAGGAACGGTGATAAGCTTGCTCCCTGACACTACCTCGGCTTTAAAACGCCAGGTGGGATGGGCTCTCACGAGCGCATCAGCCAGAGGAACAGCATTGTACGTCATGTGGGGCGTCGCAGCCCCGAATTTGAACGCAGCATCGCCACGCCGCTTCGGCAGAGATGTCGAAGCTCCTGGACCAAACGCGAAGAAGGAGTGAACCTCGTCCAGGTTTACGTCGCCGAGGATCTTCTGAACTTTTCTACTAGCAGTCGCCATGACTGCCAGCACAGTGGTGGTGTTTATACCACAACTGAGTTTAGGATTTCCACGAAAACGGACCTGAGCAAGGTGCTCCTCCACCTCAAAGAATTTCTTGCGGGCTACATCCGACCGATCGATCCCCAAGTCCCACGCTGGGAACTTGGACATCAGTTCGGCACAGAGGTAGTCCCGCGAGAACGTATCGGCATTCGTATAATCCATTGGATTCACGGTAGCAGATACAATCTCGAGATAGTTGCCACTTTCTAACTGTGACAACATCTCCCGGGATTTTTGAGTATCTGCCGCGGTATATATACCCGCGGCAAGTTGGTTGGCCTGGCAAACAGACAGACGGGAGAGGCCCTGTAAAGGACCAACACGCTTTTTCTTCTTCACTTTCATGAGTTTTATACCTCGTAGAGGTGAATGTGGATGCAAAGGTACTACTCGTCAGGCTGAGTGTTAGTACGCTCAGAACGATAAGTAGCCCAGGCTTCGAGGATGCTCTCCAGCAACCTAAAGATGAGACCATATACAGGTTTCATAATCAGGTGACGTTGAGCAGACCCTCGAGGGCTGCAACGACGTTCGCGTCATTGCAGATACCTACCGTAAGTTTCCGAAGATCCTTACGGTTCTGCAGCGTGCACTCTGCGGGCAAGGTGAATTCCACCTTAGCACGCATAGTATACTCCAGCTTCGGTCGATTAACTCCATTAATTACTTCAGTGGAGGTGACCGGAATAGCAAGATCAATGCTTTCGCGATAGATCTTGTTCTGTTGGCCAGCTAGAGGAGCTCGGACAGTAATCCCGAGCGGCCAGAAGCCCAGTGCACTGGAGGCACTATTCTCAATAAAGAGAGCAGTGTCATCCTTCACCTTCACCTTCGTGAAGGTATGGTTCACTGGAGTGGTTGCAGCGTCTGCGACGACAATCGTGCTAATATCAGGCACGTCTGAGTATTCCTTTTATAGGAGTGTCATAACCAAACCTAGGATCTAGGCTGGCGCGGATGCCCTAACGGGCGAACGAACGCGTACGAAGTATGCCTTTTCCAATCTAACGGAAACCGTGCCGGCTTAGTGCCTGCGCGATCAAGGCTGCTCCATTGTACACGTGGGAAAGGTTCCCTCCTGTCTTAAAAGACGGAGGAGGAACCATTGGTGACGCACCGTAGGTGTTGCGATTAAACAACATCATGCGGCCCTTCCCCGATGGTGTCACTATCGAGGTAGACAGCCCAGTATTGGTACATCTACCATTTGTGGGCTTGACCTTTACGGTCGTCTTCTTGCTAGCTGATCCTCCTTTGAACGACAGTCCCAACGTCGCGTCCAATCGGTTTAGATAATCACCGATTGGGAAGAACCAGTCTGCAACGAAGGAGAAGGGTGTGACTTCCCAAGCTAACGATGCCGGGTTCGTTATGCCCAGCTGAGATAGCTCGTGAAGTAGTCCATTGTCCTTGTAGTAGTCTAAGCGAACGAGCACTTGGTGCTCGATCTCGCGAATTCTGTCCACAAGGCCACTGTAACTGCGATAACCCCAACCAAGACTAGTTTTCTCCAGAGATGTCTCTCTGGCTCTAGACTTGACCGTGATTATCGCCCGGTTCGCTTCCTTTTCGCGCTCGGATAGGTGCTGAACAGCACCGAAAGAATCCTGCATAAGCGGGATCCACCCATAGGCTATCTCTAGCCTAGCAGCCGCAATAAGACCAAGAATAATCTTGATCTGACGCGGACCGCGCGCACGACGGAGGTCCTTTTCAAGGGCCTTTAAGCGACCAGCCCACCCATTTTCAATGTTCTCCGCGATCCTACGGGCGTTTCCGCCAATAAGTTCATCGGTCTGCTTTCGCTCTGCAAAGGCTTGCCCAAGATTGACATGGTCATTCTTAAGCTTGTCCAAGCATTTCGAGACAGCCCTATCCACAAGATATTGTGGGAAAGGCGGAGGCACTGACGTGTAGGTTCCACTGTAGCTATGCGCACCCGAACGAATTGCTAAACTGTTCGAGGACTCCAAGCGCAGCGCGAGTTCGGTTGTATCACAATAACCTTCTCGCACATAACGCGTATACGGAGTCGGCGGTCGCCACAGTAGTCTTGGCGTCTTATTTCTATTGCTCACCTCATCACGGATCACATCAGGGACTGTCCCACTATCACTTAACGTGGTGCCAGTCGACTTATTGTAAAACGTGCCGGTGAACGGTCGATTTAAGGTAATCGCCATCCTACAAGCTCCTTCTAAGACAAGGACCGGCCATATTAAACCGGCTTGTCCTTCGTACCAGATGAAACTGATACAGAGATAGTATCACTACTAGCTCTCTTAACCTCTGAGATCACCTTAGGTTCAAAACGGATAAGTCCGTAAGAAACCATAAGAGCGATGATCAGAGCCAACCCATCCTCTTGACAGTACTCACCATCCGACAAGGCATGGCTCAAGATAATACCGGAAGCTTCACTAGCCGCGATAAGGCAGAAAACAGCCCTATCAAGGTCAGCGGAATCGACCGGAACATCTTTTAAGTCAGACCAATCTTCGGATAACATGGTGAGCACTCCAATTAGAGGGGTTGATTGGTATACGATCTAGATAGACCGCGGTTCGTTT